CAATGAAGATTTCAATACTCTAGTTATCGCAACCACACAAGAAGTAGCAAAAAATCTTGTTACAAAGGTTCGTGTGATGCATGACAATCTGCCGAGTTGGTTGAAAGGAACTATCGAAGCAGACAACAAATTATCACTGAAATTTAAAAATGGTTCTCAAATCAAAGCAGTATCATCAGCAACCACAGGAGCACGTTCAGAAGCCTTATCACTGCTAATAGTAGACGAGGCCGCATTCATTCGAAACATTGAAGAAATATGGATAGCATCACAAGCAACCCTATCTACTGGTGGTGGTGCAATTGTGTTATCTACTCCTAACGGTATCGGTAACTGGTTTCATCAAACATGGGTTGACGGAGAAACTAATGCACAAACACAATGGCATAACATCAAACTGCATTGGACGGTGCATCCGGAACGAGATCAAACCTGGAGAAATGAACAAACACAACTTTTAGGAGAAAGAGGAGCAGCACAAGAATGTGATTGTGACTTTGTAAGTTCCGGACACACTGTAATAGATGGTGCTATACTGCAACGATTTGAACAAGAATGTTCAGAGCCATTAGAAAGAAGAGGATATGATAACGGCTATTGGATTTGGGAGTATCCGGATTATTCTAAAAATTATATAGTAGTAGCTGACGTTGCTCGAGGTGATAGTGCCGACTGGTCTGCGTTTCATGTTATTGACGTAGAAACAGTAACTCAAGTTGCAGAATATAAAGGTAAACTTCCTCCGAATGAATACGGCAACATGTTGGTAACGGTTGCAACAGAATGGAATAATGCGTTACTTGCAATTGAAAATGCAAACATAGGTTGGGCCGCAATACAACCAGCACTAGACCGAAACTATGAAAATTTATTTTACACGTATAAAGATGATGGATATGTAGATTTAGAAGTGCAACTCATGAAAGGATATGACGTAAAAGATAAAACTAAAATGGTTCCGGGTGTATCTACCACGAGCAGAACTCGGCCATTGATGATATCTGCACTTGAAATGTACATGAGAGAAGGAACTCCTAAAATACGAAGTAAAAGATTAATACAAGAAATGTTTGTGTTTAAATGGCAAAACGGAAAAGCACAAGCAGAAATAGGTTATAATGACGACCTTGTTATGAGTTTTTGTATCGGATTATGGTTAAGAGATACATCGTTAAAACTCAGACAACATGGTATTGAATTGCATAAAAAAGCAATTTCTCAGTTCACAAGAACAAATGGAATTATTTCAACCAGCGGCATGAATAGACAAGACACCGGATGGAGTTGGAATAACGGTTACGGAGATGAAGATTTAACTTGGTTAATAAAATAGCCGCTGATCTTTATTAAGTTATATTTATATAAAAATAATATCAAGTATGGCATCATTAAGAAGAAGATTACGAAATCTGTTTCGTACCAACGTTATCGTAAGAGCGTATGGTAAAGACAAACTACGTGTAGTCGACACAAACAGATTACAATCATCCGGAAATTTAGTAGGAAGCAAAATAGCCGACAGATACACCAGAATGCATGGAACTAATCGTCATGCTGTCGGAGGTATGGGTGGATATGATTCAAATTATTATATGCACCAAAACAGAATGCAGTTATACACTGATTTTGAAATGATGGATAAAGATCCTATTATCAGTTCTGCATTAGACATATATGCCGATGAATCTACATTAGCCAATCAGTTCGGAGATATCTTAACAATTAAAACCGAAGATGTCAGAATACAAAAAATATTAAACAACCTGTTTTATGACGTATTAAACATAGAATTCAACTTGTGGCCTTGGATTCGAAATATGTGTAAATACGGAGATTTCTTTTTAAAACTAGATATTTCAGATGAAGTAGGTATTATCAATGCTAGACCATTTTCTAGTTATGAAATGGAACGTTGGGAAGAATATCGTGAAGATATTGGAGATTATGAAATAGAGTTTCATCATGTTTCTAACCCAGAAGAAAAATATGATGTGTTTGAAATAGCACATTTCAGATTAATTTCAGATTCTAACTTCTTACCTTACGGCCGATCCATGTTAGAAGGAGCACGACAAGAATTTCAAAAATTAACAATGCTTGAAGATGCAATGCTTATTCATCGTGTAATGAGAGCTCCAGAAAAAAGAATATTCAAAGTAGATATAGGTAATATACCACCTAACGAAGTTGATGCATTCATGGAACAAATGATCAACAAAATGAAAAAAGTTCCATATGTAGATCAAAGAACAGGTAATTACAATTTGAAGTTCAACTTGAACAACATGTTGGAAGATTATTTTTTACCCGTGCGAGGAGGAAATTCATCTACTGAGATATCTTCACTGCCGGGAATGGAATTTACCGGTATAGATGACATCGAATATGTTAAAAACAAAATGATGGCTGCTCTTAAAATACCTAAACCATTTTTAGGATTTGATGAAGGAGTAGAAGGAAAATCCACATTAGCATCAATGGATATACGTTTTGCACGTACTATTGAGCGTATTCAAAAAATTATAGAATCAGAACTTGCAAAAATAGCAATAGTTCATTTGTATACTCAAGGATATGAAGATGCAGATCTAGTTAATTTTGATTTAGAATTAACAGCTCCGTCTATTATTTATGATCAACAAAAAATTGCACTCATGAATGAAAAAATTCAGTTAGCAGGCGCAATGAAAGATTCTAAACTAGTTTCAGACAGATTCATATACGAATACATATTCAATATGTCTGAAGAACAATGGTTGCAAGAAAGGAACGATGTAATAGAAGATCTTAAACTAAGATTCCGTCAAAGTCAAATTGAACAAGAAGGAAATGATCCTACGGTAACAGGAGTTTCATACGGAACACCTCATGATTTAGCTTCAATGCATATGGGTACAGATAGTGATGATCCAGGAGGTCGTCCGCCGGAAGGAATTAAATCTGGACAACACAAGAATGCATTCGGATGGGATCCGCTGGGTATCAAACAAATCAAACAACACATGGATCCGGAAAATCAACGAACAACATTCCAACCAGATCCAAGAGGCAGTCGCCGAGCTAGCACAAGTTCTCCATATAATATGCGACGTGAAAATATTGATGTATTGAAAAAAATAAACAAGAAAAATAAAAGTTTAGCAAATCAAATGCTGTATGAGTCAGCAAAAAAAGATGAAGATAGCGGAACATTGCTAGATGAAAACAATATTTTATAAGCGTAACAATATTTATATATAAATAAATCTAGAACTGAATACTAGAAATGAAAAAACTCAAACATTCGAAGTACAAAAATACCGGAATATTGTTTGAAATGTTAGTTAGAAAACTGACTTCAGAAACACTAACTTCTGACAAAACAATTGCATTAGATATTATAAAAAAATATTTCGGCAAAAACACGGAATTATCAAAAGAATTAAATTTGTATAATTCAATTATCAAAGAACAACACAAATCAGAAGCACGTGCGTTAGATTTTATTAAAGAAGCTCAGGCAGCTTATCGCAAATTGAATCAGAGCACATTGCGCAGACAAAAATACAATCTGGTAAAAGAAATACAAGAAAATTTTTCTTTCGATTCTTTATCAAATGCTCGCATATCAAATTACAAAGTTTTAGCTTCTACATACCTGTTGTTTGAATATGCAGATCAAGCTACCGTTCAACAAATTGCTAAATGCAAAGATGTGATACTAGAACACACAATGATAGCTAAAAAAACGGAAACGGATGAATTATACGAAGAATTCAGAAAACAAAGCAAAGATACCCGATTATTAACATACAAATTGTTGGTAGACAAGTTTAATTCAAAATACACCAATCTGTCAGAAGCTCAGAAAAAATTGTTGAATCAATACATAACACACGTTAATGATACAGATTCTCTTAAACGGTATATTAAAACGGAAATACCAAAAATTAAACAGCAACTAAAAGAACATGTTTCAAAAACTGAAGATGATGTTGCTCGTATAAAAATAGAAAATTTAGCAGAAATGCTTTGCAATGTGGAAAACATGAAAGTTATAAAAGAGTCTCATGTATTATCACTGCTAAGATATTTTGACCTAGTTGACGAATTAAACAGAGTTCACCAATGAAACAATTGATTACGGAAATGAAAAGAAAATTTGAACGTGTACCATTAACAGAAAAAGCAAAACCTGATTATTTAGATTTTGATGGAGATGGAAATAAAGAAGAGCCAATGGTTAATGCCTTAGAAAATGCAGAACAATGCACCGAATGTGAAGGCAAAGGTTGTGAACAGTGTGACGGAAACGGATATCATGAAAAAGTAGATGAAATGTCTACATCTGCTGGCGTAGCTCCAGTAACAGGAAAGTATTTCTTAAAGAAAAATGAGGTTGCTGAAGCAATGGAAAAACGTTATGAGCGTCTTATCGAAGGATATGGACAATATGTTACCGAAAATCCTAAAATGTCGGCTGAAGCAAAAGTGAATCGTACGATTAAAGAAGCTTATAAAAAATTACGTGAAATAGAAGAAGCTGTTCATAATGCAACCAGATTAAAATCTGAAAGTGGTATGACACGAGAAGCTTTTAATAAATCAGCGGTTAAAGCTTTAACAGAAATGTCAAACAAATTAAAAACAATTGCAGAAAGAGTTAGAAATCTAAATCAATAACATTATGTCTAAACAACTTATACAAGATTTTATAACATTCAATCCGTTAAACACATTGAATGAATCAACCGGAGATCGTTACGGAGTACCTGGAGGATTCGTAGTAGAAGGTGTGTTGCAAAGATGTGATGCTAAAAATCAAAACGGACGAGTATATCCTAAAAAGATATTAGAACGAGAATGTAAAAAATATGATCGAGAATTCATTCAGCAACACAGAGCATTAGGTGAACTAGATCATCCAGAATCACAAGTTGTTAACCTGAATAATGTGTCACATAACATTTTAAAAATTTGGTGGAAAGGCAACGATTTATGCGGAGCTTTACAAGTATTAGATACACCATCAGGAAAAATATTAAAATCATTGTTTAAAGAAGGAATTAAATTAGGAATATCTTCAAGAGGTTTAGGCAGTGTTAAAGAATTAAAAGAAGGACTAATGGAAGTTCAACCTGATTTTGAACTTATTTGTTGGGATGTAGTATCCAATCCTTCAACCCATGGAGCTTTTATTGCACCAGTAGGCGGAAGACAATTTCAATTCGAAAGTGCCGGACACGCAGCTCCAACAAACAAATATCAACATGTGCATGAAATTATAACTTCTATTTTATGCGAAGACGGAAAATGCAGAATATAAAGAAACAAATAACATGAAAAGCAATTTAGATTACGTACGATCAATATACAAAGAACAAAAACATGTTCTAGATAATCAACAAGCAGAACAGAAACTTCCGCTAACCGAAGAAGAAAAACGGCATTTGGTGGAATACATGCGCATGATGGAAGATAGGTGTAATGAAATGTATGGCGGCCCTTCAAAATATGAGGAATCGGCAAACGAAGTGAATCGTGTTGTTGATATTGCAGAACGATTAACCACAGAACTTTCTGAAGCAGAAGGATCAAATGTCGACCAGGTAATGATTCGCCGAGAAGTTAAAAGACTTGTCGACGATGCAAAACTATATGACAAAAGTTGTCAAGAAGCTGCTTTAGCAGAAGCGCGCGCCAAAAGATGTTATGAAGATTTAAGATATCAATTAGAAAGATTGTACGGACAATAATTAGGATATTTGCAATTTTTTTATTATTATAGAAAAGAGATAATGAGCAAGAAACGAAATACATATAAAGAATTCTTCGGCATTCGAGAACAAAATGAACGAAGTAAAATAACTGATGATGATATCGAAGCGTTAAAAGTCTATAATAAAGAATTAGAAAAAACCGCAGATATTCAAAAACAAATGATGGGTGAAAATGAACTCGAAGAAGCAGAGCTCATCAACAATATCACAGACTATCAAGGAGGCGTTCAATACATGCTTCGTGACCCAGCAATGGCAGACAACGTAGCAGAAGAAATCAAACAATTTGCAATCAAGAAAAAAATATATCCGGTTAAGCATCGAAAATCTAAAAGTCGCAGAGCAGGATATTTTTATTTTCGATTAGGTGATGATCCAGCAAAAGAATCACAACAGCTTCAAGGATACTTTTCACAGAAACCGGAAATACGATATTTTCGATTCAAAGTGATGCAAGATCCTCAGCTACGACCAAACAGAAACGTATAAAATACACATATGAATAAAAAACAAAAATTACATCAAACCACATTACCAGGCAACGGATTAGGTGTACGGGTTATTGAAGGAGATATTGCTTACGCATTAAAACAATTCAAAAGACGAATTAAAAAATCAGGAGTATTAAAACAAACATTTGAACGTGCAGAGTTTACAAAACCGAGCATTACAAGACGCGCAGAGCGAAGCAGAGCAGCATTCATACAGCGCATCCGAAGTAAAGAACAATAGACACAAATACACCCTGAAACTGGTCCTAGCAAAAAAAGTTAGGACTTTTTTACTGTTTTTTAGTTCGGTGCTATATTTATTATAGAATACGCTATCACCCTTTATATAGCGTCTACAAACAAATAAAAATATTCTATTAAGATTTCAAATAATCTTATTTCCACAAAAAAAATTTAAGGAGAAACAAACTATGGCAAAAACAGATTTGCTAAAAGAAGCAATCGCTGATGCTAAAGCTGTTAAAGAAACTGCTATCGCAAATGCCAAAATAGCTCTTGAAGAAGCATTTGGAAATCGTTTGCAAAGCATGCTAGGAAAACAATTGTCTGAGCAGCTTGACGACGAAGAAGACGAATTAGCAACTGCAGAGTTAGACATGGCAGCAGGCGAAGAAGAAGAAGTTCCTGCAGAATTAGGCGATATGCCAGATGACATGGCTGGTATGGATATGCCTGCCTCTATTGGAGTTGGTATTGACATCGATAGCGATGGAACTTATGATTACGAAGGTGATATTGAACAAGCGCCCGAAGACGAAATGGAACCAGAAATGGATGACATGGACATGGAACCAGAAATGGGCGACGAAGAAATGGATTCTGAACTAGATTTAGAATTGCAAGAAATCATCGCAGAGTTAGAAGAAGGTATGATGGAAGAAGAAGCAGAAGAAGATATGATGGAAGTTGCTTCTGAAGATGGTACCGGAATGGATTTAGTATCTGAAGATATTGATGCTATCATTGAATCGATTCTAGCAGAAGAAGATGAAGGCGAAAAATATGCCAAAGAAGAAGAAGAAACTAACGAAGGTTCATATAACATGAAAGAAGAGTTAGATGAAGCTTATTCAGTTATCAAACAACTTCGTTATACTATTAATGAAGTGAATCTTCTTAACGCTAAACTTCTTTACACTAACAAGTTGTTCCGTAACTTTGAACTTAATGAGTCACAAAAAATGAAAGTTATTGAAAACTTTGACAGAGCAGCAAGCACCAGAGAAGTTAAATTGGTATTTAGCACCTTAAGCGAAAGCTTCAAAAAACCGGTGAACAAGAAAAAAGTAGTAAAAGAATCTAAATCATATGCTTCTAAACCTACTGCTTCAACAGCACCAAAACGAGAAATAATTTCTGAAAGCGCAGCTTTTGCAAATCGTTGGAAGAAATTAGCAGGTTTAATTTAATTTTAAAAACAAAAAAGAAAGAAAATAAAAATGGACATGAAAAGTCTTTTAGGCGGCAAAGCTCCAAACCAAACTGTAGCAGCTAAGCCCCTAGTACAAAAATGGCAAAGAACAGGTCTTTTAGAAGGACTTCGTTCTGAGACTGAAATGGCCGGAATGGCTCAATTGCTTGAAAACCAAGCAAGACAATTGGTAAAAGAAGCTTCAGCTACAGGAACCGCAGAAGGTTCTGAAGAGTGGGCTGGTGTTGCACTTCCATTGGTAAGAAGAATTTTTGCTGAATTTGCAGCTAAAGAATTCGTTTCTGTACAACCAATGAATTTGCCATCAGGTCTTGTATTTTACCTAGATTTTAAATATGGAACAGAGCGTCCTGGATTTAATAAAGATGTAGATCCAAATCCTTCAGGACATCCTTTTGCATCTCCAGGTGCCGATGACTCTTTATTCGGTGTTACTAATGCTGATGAAGCTTCTGACGGTCTTTATGGAGCAGGTAGATTTGGATATTCTATCAAGAATGTAACAGGCGTTGCTGCTACTGTATCTGCAGGAGCATCTACAGGTTCAGCTGCAGCTCCAGCAGCAGTACCATCTGCGTCAGTTAATTTTGATAGTACATATACTAATAACTCTGCAGACTGGTTTGTATTAACAGTACCAGTACCAACAGATGCTGATTTATATGCTGTACGTTCTTTTACACTTATTTCTGGATCAACTGAGATTGTACCAGTTCAAGCATTTAGTGTAATTGACACTTCTTATACTGCATCATTTGTAGTAACTGCATCAATCGCTAGTGACATTCAAGTTGCAATCGATAACAGCGGATTAAATGTTAACTATAGCAAACAACCTACTGATATTACTAGAGGTGATTTTGAAGATGCTAATCCATTCAAAGGATCTGGCGCTGGAACTGGTATTGATGATGGAACAGACATTGACATTCCAGAAGTTAACTTGGAAATGCAATCAGAGCCAATTGTTGCTAAAACACGTAAATTGAAAGCTGTATGGACTCCTGAGTTCGCTCAAGACCTTAACGCTTACCACTCAATTGACGCTGAAGCAGAATTGACTTCAATGCTTTCTGAGTATGTATCAATGGAAATCGATTTAGAGATTCTAGACATGTTGATTTCTGCAGCTCCAACTACTGAGTATTGGTCAGCAGTAAACAACGAAATTTGGAACGGATCTAATTTCGATCAAACATCTGTTACTACTGGTGGTTTCTATAACACTCAAGGAGGATGGTTCCAAACTTTAGGAACTAAACTTCAAAAAGTTTCTAACAGAATTCACCAAAAAACTTTAAGAGGTGGCGCAAACTTCTTGGTAACTAGTCCAGCTGTTGCAACTATTTTGGAATCTATTCCAGGATTTGCTGCAGACACAGACGGTAACAAAATGGAATTTGCTGCAGGTGTTCAAAAAATTGGTGCTATCAATAACAGATACACAGTTTATAAAAACCCTTACATGAAAGAGAACATTATACTTATGGGCTTCAGAGGTGCGCAGTTCCTTGAAACTGGTGCGGTATTTGCTCCATATGTTCCTTTAATCATGACTCCATTAGTTTATGATCCTGTAAACTTCACTCCAAGAAAAGGTGTGATGACACGATATGCTAAAAAAGTAGTTCGTCCAGAATTCTACGGAAAAGTATATGTGAGAGGATTGGAGACTCTTTAATAGTTAATTGATTAGTTAGTTAACGATTTAACAAATTAAAGATTGAAAAGATAGGGTGGCTTCGGTCACCCTTTCTTACTGTTTATATATTTATATTAAAAGATATATATGGCAGCAGCGAGACATAAATATTCAATGCAATGCAGAATTCGTTATAACGGAAAACTAGTAGATGTTTTAGATCGTATACGAGCGATCAGAATGGTTGTGATGGTTCATATAGAACAAGATCTCGGAGACGACTTGGAACTAGTTACACTAAAAATAATGACAGCATATCCTCCGCGCGAATCTTTTAAAATAGTAAAAAGATTGAGTGTTGGAAAAATTGAAACATTAAGAGAAATGCAGTTATTAGAATCAACTCTTACTAAACTATCATAACATGGCAGTAACAAACAAAGAAAAGATAGCTCCCAAAAACCCTGTAAAATTCAATTTAACACTTTCGGAAGAGCAAAAACAAGCAAAATCATTGATATTGCAACATCCGTTTAATTTCATATTAGGCAAAGCAGGTTCTGGTAAAACATTGTTAGCAGTTCAAACAGCACTTGATATGTTTTTTAAACGAGAAGTTAACAAAATTATTATTACACGTCCAACTATATCTACAGAAGATAACGGATTCTTACCAGGTTCAGAACATGAAAAAATGGAACCATGGCTTGTGCCAATACGTAGCAACATGCGCAAAGTTTATAATAAACCGGATCTGCTAGAAAAAATGGAACAAAATGAAAACATAGAACTAGTTTCATTAACACATTTCCGAGGCCGAACGTTTGATGATGCAGTATGCATAGTAGATGAATTTCAAAATTTAACCAAACAACAGCTTCAAATGGTATTGTCCAGATTAGGTAAACGAAGCATCATGATATTGTGTGGCGACCGACATCAAATTGATTTAAAATTTCACAACGATTCAGCAGTTCATGAAGTGCCGAAAATAAAAGAATCCAAGTATGTTGCAGAAATAATTCTTAAAGATAATCATCGACATGAATCATTAGATGAAATTCTACGGCTATTATCTCAAGGTTACTAATATTTATATAAAAAAGGGAACTGATGGATTACAGTGTAGATAAACCAATATGGCCAGGATCATCATCATTTTCGCCAGGTGACACTCCATTTGGTTTTTTCGATAATGACTCATTATTTCAACAGCATGCAGATCGATTTGCAGATTTTGCAGCACAATCAGTAGGATATCCTACGATGGATGTTGAAATGATTGATTTGAATTTTTACACAGCTTTCGAACAAGCAGTAATGGAATATTCAAATCAAGTCAATCAAATTAACATTGTTAATAATTTACTAAACACATTAGGAGTACCTACCGGATCTAATTTTTTATTGAGCGGATCATTAACCAATCAAGTTGTTGGTACGTCGCTTCAATACATAACAAAACTTTCAAAAGCATATGGAACCGAAGCAGATTCTGGAGGTAATGTTAGATGGCATACTGCTTCTATAGACGTAGTAGATGGAAAACAAACATATAGCATACGAGAAACAGTAGAACGAAGTTTAGGTATCACTCTTTCAAACACAAGTTCAATTGAAATAAAAAGAGTTCTTCACACGGTGCCTCCTGCTATAATCAGATATTTTGATCCTTTTGTAGGAACTGGATTAGGTTCTCAAGGCTTACTAGATGCGTTTGACTTTGGAGGATTTTCTCCAAGTGTTAACTTCATGATGATGCCTATTCATCAGGATTTGCTTAGAATACAAACTATAGAATTCAACGACAGAATCAGAAAGTCACATTTTTCTTTTGAAATACACGGAGACGATTTAAAATTATATCCAGTTCCAGGAACACAAGGAACTCAGGCTACTCCTTATTTTGATAAAGTTTGGTTTGAATTCTTGTTTGAAGAAGAAAAAGTGAAAGATGCTCTTTTATTCGGCAATACAGCCCCAAATGCCGGCTCTATAAGTGACGCATCAAATATACCATATACTTATCAAACATACAGTAACATTAATGATATGGGGCGTACGTGGATATTTAGATATGGTGCGGCACTTGCTAAAGAAATATTAGGTAATATTCGAGGAAAATATTCATCAATACCTATACCTAATGCAGAAGTTCAATTGAATGCCGCAGATCTTTTATCACAAGCATCTTCTGAAAAAGAAGCACTTATCTCACAACTCAGAGAATTTTTAGATAAAATGACTAAACAGGCAATGCTTGAAAGACAAAAAGCAGAAAATGATGCAATGTTCGAAGTATTAAGCAAAGTACCTGTTAAAATTTATATTGGTTAAAACATATGGCTCTATTTGGTGGACATCGTGATGCTAAGTTTCTAGCTTCAATAAACGCAGAATTATTGAATGCGGTAATTGACACTGAAATAGAAATTTATAAATTAAACATTGAACAAAGCGAATCCAACTTGTACGGAGAATCTGAAAATAAAACTTTTTATGATTCTATATTATTACCTTGTTTAATTACTAAAGAAGGTAAATCTGCATCTCAAGACGATTACGGACATACTTATACCAGAACGGCACAGTTTGCAATATCCAGAGATATATTAGTTCGAGCTGATATATATCCAGAAGTCGGAGATGTAATTTTCTGGGATAACGAATACTATGAACTAGACAATGTAGATGCTAATCAGTATTTTGCTGGTAAGAATCCAGAGACATGGCCAAACGGTAGCAGTCATGGATATAGTGTTTCTATAGTAGTTGATGCACATGCAACTCGTCAAGTGCCAATTGGAATACGAAATTTAAGATTTGGAAGTGACGGCAAAAAATATGCACATAAAGGACATTAATGCCAAGATATAACAGACAAAATATCGATCGTAAAACTAATAAACCATCTCCTATACGTACTGAAGGAATAGGACCTGATCAGATTTTAAACAGAGCTGATCAAGTGAGACGAGATGATGATATATTTCGTACACCTAAACGAACAATATATGATATTGATTATGCAATAAAATGGTTTATAGACAACGAGATTCGGCCGCAAATTAAGTTTCAAAAAGAACTTGTAAATGTCCCGGTTATATTTGCGAACGGCGAAAAATGGGATAATGTGCAACGTTTAGGATACATACGTGATGAAAAAGGAATGCTTCAATCTCCACTCATCATGATTAAACGAGGAACTGTACAAGAAAGAGAATCATTAAAACATCTAGATCAAAACAGAGAAGCTGCCGGCAACAAAAGAGTATATCGAAATCGATATAACAAAAGAAACAGGTACGAAGATCAATTATGGCCAATGCCATTAACAGAGCCGGCGAATTCACAAGAATTTCTAGTTATTGATATTCCTAGATACATAACAGTAAGCTACGATTTAATGATGTGGTGTGATTTTACCACACAAATAAACGAATTAACAGATCAATTCATGTCATATGCTCGTATGTCATGGGGTAATGAAGAAAATCGTTTTGTAACATATTACGGCAGTATTAATTATGAAACTGTTAATACAGTAGGAGAAGACAGATTAGTCAGAGCTACACTGCCAATAACAGTTGACGGCACCCTGTTAAACGGACAGGAATTTCGTCGAAGCACTTTGAAAAAAATGTATTCAGTTAAAAAGGTTAGATTTGATACAGTTATAGATGTAGGTAGCGGATTGTTTGAAAGTACCACAGTACCGGCTTCTATACTTGCAGTTTCTCAACAAATATTTTCCGGAGGCACTGTAATAGCATCTGGAGGCGGATCATCTACACCTATCAATGCAGACACATTAAACTATTTAACCAACTTGACAGATCAATACGCAACAGTAACAAGCACTACAACAGTAACAGTGCCTGCCGCAGCCGGCGTTAACCCGGCTCTTACTACTACTGCAACCAAAAATGAATTTGATGTTTATTTGAACGGTCAATATATAGATAAATCTGCATACACATGGACACCCACAGACTTTGCTCCTCAAACTATAGTTTTCGATACAAACATATTAGGTTTCACATTGGATCCAAGTTTTATCATCGTAGTTAACGGAAGGTGGGCATAATGTCAAGACGTTTTAATATAAAACAGCTTCCAACCGGATCATATTCAATAACTGGTTCTTTTACCGGAAGTTTTACCGGGGACGGTTCCGGATTAACAGGTATTGGCACAGATGCAACCAGAATATCATTTGCTTCGGTAACTGCAAGTGTAGAAGACGCACAAGACATATTTTTAATATCTAGCGCTAGTATTGAATTATTTAAAATTAGTTCATCAGGAGCAGTAACCATACAAAACAATGCACCAGATGTATTTTTAATAAAAAATTTATCAGACAACAACATATTAACTGTTAGTCAAAGCGGAGTAATAACTGTAGCTACATCTAGCACAGAATTAACAGGCGCAGCACCAAACGGAGGAATATATTTTACTTCTACTTCGTTTTTTGTAGGATTAGACTAATAGCATATATTTATATAAAAAAGAATAAGAAAAAATGGCAGAATGGAAAAAGGTCATAGTATCCGGATCAGACGCGATACTAAACACATTAGAAGTTAATACCAATCAGGTAATATCAGGTGTAGTTGCTGATACTCGTTTAAGTGGTTCATTTTCTGGATCATTCCAAGGTAATTTAGTAGGTACTGCAGATTTACCAGATTTAACGCATAGCACAGGTATAACTTCATTTACATATGATGGTAGCACTACTGCAACAGTAGCAGTATCTGGAGCAGCTGCGTTAACAACCAATACCGTAACAAAATGGACTGGCGATGCATTTGCTGACACAAGTATTACTGATAACGGATCACTTGTTACTGTTACTAATGATGCTGTTTTCCAAGGAGATATAACTGTAAATGGTACCGCATCTTTTGCTAATTCTGAAAACCTACTTGTAGCAGACCGTTTTGTGTTGTTTGCATCTGGATCAACTACTGCAGGTGATGGTGGTATTGTTGTGCAACAAGACACTCAAAACATAGGTAAAGCATTTGCATATGAAAATTCTGTTAACAGATGGGGATTCACTTCTTCATTTGATGCCGGCAGTTCAACGTTCACACCAGATGTGTATGTAGGAGCAGTACAAACAGGAACAGGACAGACAGCAGCTTCTGCAGCACCGATATATGGTGGAGCTTCCGCAGGTTTTGGTACAATACACATAGATACAGATGACGGCGAAATTTGGATTTACGCTTAAAAAATTATATAATATAGTTATGGGGTTACGAGATAATATTCAAACAAAACAAGTTACTGAACAAACGGTTATGGCAGATTCTATACAATTATCACAACAAGAAATTGCATATATTCTGAAACTAGTAAGAGATACCACGTTTCAAGGCAAAGATATAGAAGCAGTTTACGGAATAGTATACAAGTTACAACAACAATACCAAAAATAATAAATCATGTACGAATTATCAGAATTGCAATTAATTAGAGCTGCATTAGATTCTATAACTATTAAAGGCGCCGATGCCAAGTTTTTAGCACAACTACAAACCAAAATAGAATCGGATATTCAAGAAAAAACTAATCCGCCCAAAACTAAAAAATAACATATTTATATTAAATTGATTATTGTTGGCCGCAAGGAAGTAGGCATATACACGGCATAAGTGTATGTATCTAACCACAATATTAAAAGAATATAATTATGCCCAATTGGAAAAAGGTTGTAGTATCCGGTTCAGATGCTGCATTAAATTCATTAAATATAACTACTACACTTACTGCAAGTGGAGATATAAGTTCGAGTGCGGATATATTTGGACGTACTGGTTCTTTTGATTATTTAGATGTTACTGGCAATGTAAACGTTGGTGGCGATTTAATAATTACTGGGTCATTAATATATGATGCATCAATAACAACATTTACCAGAAGAATAACTGCTGCTACTGCAAGTGTATTGGATTCTGATTACAGATTAGCAGTTCGATACACAGACACCGGAAGTGTGCAATTG